CCGCCGCCCGATGACACTTCGCTCACCAGAGGAAGGATCGAATACATGCGGTTGGATGTGTCAGTCCAAGCACCGCCCGCCGTGTTCGCCGTTGTTCCGGTAAGGAGCGAAGCCTTGTACCCGTCGCGTCCGGTCGAGTCAACGAAATCGAACTGGCCGTAGCCGCCGATGGAGTTTGCCGACGTTGGTTCCAGAACGAATCGGTAACTGCCGCTCGCTGAAAGCGACTGTTCATCGAAATAGACGTAGCTGATGCCGGGGTTGTTTGCACCAACGGTCACGGCTTGTGTTAGCGTCTGCGACACCAGCAGAGTTGTGCCGTCGTATACAGACACCTTGCCGCTGCCGCCTGCCGCGTTGAATCGTGCCGCAACAATCGCACCGTACACCTTCACGTCAACCGGAGGCACCCACAGATTGCCGCGTAGGAGCGGAGTGTTGCCGCTGTTCCATGAAACGACCGTTGCCGCCCCAGCGATTCCGACAACAGTTCCATCGTCGTACCGCACGGCAATCATCGGCATGTTTGACGACTGCGACCAAGTGCCGCCAGAAAGTGAAATAGCGAACGGATGATCCTGCGTTTCCGCACTACATGCGTTGGCGATGGTCGCACTTGTGCCGCTGGAATACCGAACCGTTGCCGCGAGTGCATCGCCAGCGGTCACGCTTGCCGTGGCTCCAAGGGTCCGCCATGCCACGCCTGTTGACGGGTTGACCAAATCCACCTTGGCATTGCCAGAGTTCTTGTACGTCCCGTCAGGCGACCGCGTAGACGTAGCACCTTCCAGGCCCACAGTGATCGTTGGAGAGCCCGACGTGGCCGTGATGCCGACACAGATCGCGTCGATGGTCCCGGTCTTGGGAGCCACGAAGATCATGCCGCAGCCCGTGCCGGATGCGACACTGACGGTTGCCTGTGCGTACAAAGCACGCGAGGGGAGTCCTAGCGGGGTGGTTGCCATTAGTTGGCCTCAATGGGACGCGGGCAAGGCTTCTCGATGATCTCTGTGTTGTGAGCGGCGTTCTTCGCGATGAGGATGGACATGACCGAGTTCACGTCCTGACCCGTGATCGGCTGGGCGTATGAGGGAAGGTCGTTGTCCACAACTACGGATGAGTCGTTTGGAAAACGTGCGTTCATGCCGCCATACCAGACGGTTGTAAGCGAGTCGATGCGGGCCTTGCTCGCACGCTCTCGCACACACAGTTCGCGGATGACTCTGGCAAACTCGATGGATTGGGTGTCGGTGATTGGCATGGTGTTTCCTTATTGGTCAGGATTTGCTCTTGAAACCTACACAACTCACGGTCAGCGTAGTTGCTGCCGCTGACCCATCGAACGCAAGGGCCGTGTTTGCCGAGAAGCGAAGTGGAACGGGGAACGCATGGATGCACCCGCCGCCAGCAGGCACGGGGAACGTCGCAAGCACTGAACCTGCCGAGCCGTCGCGAATGTCTACCGTGATGTTCGTGGCGGAACTGTTGGCGATGATGAGCGACGTGAGGTAGATACGCTGGCTTGCCGTCGCCGCGAATGCACCCGTCATGGCCGTGCTAGACCCGTCAGTGTTGGTCTTCTGTTCCGAAATGATGTCTTCCAGCGACGTGTGCGGGCGACCGATCAGCACGCCATCAGTGCCAGCGAACAGGTCGGTACGGTCTGCCGCCGCGACGGGCGTACCACCCAGAACGCTGGCCGTAGCCTTCGCACCAATTTTGTGGGGGTTTCCGCTGTCTACGCCGTCGTGAGCGATGCCGCTGCCGGTGAGGGTCGTGAGCGTCGTCACCGTTGAACACGTCGTCAGCGTGCCCGATGACACCACCGCCGAAGTCACGTCAACGTCGCCAATGTCAACGCCGCTGTTCGCCGCGAGCTTGCCGAATGTGGCCGTGCCAGCCGCGAGTACCACCGCCCCGGTCCAACGGTCCCACGTTGACCCGTCGTAGACCATCGTGTACGAGCCGAGCGACACCGTGCTGGGATTGCTGGTGTTGTCGGCCAGTGTCGCCCCAGCCGCAGCGCCCTCGATGAGCACATATGTAATGTCAGGGTCGCCATCGGTTCCGACCGAGCCATCACCCTTGCGGGATCGCGTCGCGCCGGCTGCGTCAAGATAGGTAGGGTGTGCCATTCGTTACTCCCAAGTCGCCATGAGCATGTGCCCGCTGTTGTCTGCGTCGTTGAACTTCCACCCGCCCGGCGTTCCGCTTGGTCCTGCCTGCGTCCAACTGGTGATGCGACCTTCCTCAATGGCAACGGTGTTGAGAACGTCGCACGTCCCGCCCGAAGTTGAGGATGCGTAGAAGGTCGTCGTTCCGGTTATTCCGGTAAACGAAGAAACCAATGCAGCAACAGCGCTGACGGAACTGGTGAGCGCCGATGCGTTTGTCAGGACCGCCCTGCGAACTTCGGGCGTGATGCCGTTGATGAGCTTTGCCATGTCAACCCTTGTGCGAGAAGATCGCCCATGCGGAGGCAATCATGGACGCGAGGCCGGCACCCACGGCTGTTTGTGTCCACCATTTCCGATTCTCGTGGTTCTGTTCGATGCGGTCGAGCCTGACGATGATGCCCTTCTCTGGGTCACGATCGCCAGTAATGAAGCTCTCGACCCGCTCAAATCGCTGGTCGAGTTGGTCGATCCGCGCCATGATGTCACGGTTGTTGGGCTCGTCTTGACGTGGTGGTGACATGGCTTCCTCAGGGGGATGGGGGATTCTGGCGGCCAATGTTCATCGCGATGGCCGCAAGGATTTCCTTCTTGGACTCTTCCCAAGCATCGTCGTGAGCCTGCGATGCCATTCGTTCGGCCTTGGCTTCGCCGTGTCCCTTGACACCAAAGGCGACAGCAGCCACGCTCAGCACGGAACCAAGGATCGCACCAAGACCGGGGACGCCGGTGTTCTGGGCAACCGTGGTGGCCGCACCAAAGGCGGTCTCGATGAACGTCTGGCGTGCAGCTACGTCTGCCTTGGCAGACTCGAACGAAGCGCGAATCGCGTCCACGCGGGAGCGAGCATCGGCCAAAGCCTGCTCGACAGCCGCGGAACGGTCGGCAGCACTGATCTGCAGCGCGGCACCAAGCTCATCAGCCTTCTCGGCGAACGATGCAAGAGAGTCTTCGCTGGCAACCTTGGCCCTGCGCTCGAGGCGTGCAAGCTCAATGCGGGTCTTGGCCTCTTCCGCCTTCTGCTCACGGTCGGCCTTGGCGGCGGCAGCCTTCACGTAGGCTTCTGCCTTGGCTTCTGCGGCCCGCACTTCCGCCTGGTAGCGGTCGATGGTGATGGGCGTGCCCTCGGGAACAGCAAGCCCCGCGGGGGCAGGAACCTTGGGTTCACCAATGAGTGAACACCCGCCCATGCCGCACATGGCGAACAGCAACGCGAGAAACTTGAGCATGGTGAAGCTCCTTGAAAACGTCGCCGGGACTTTCGGCCCGGCGAAGTGAGTGAATCAATAGTCGCCGAGGTTGGCCCAGGTGACGTAGATCGTGCCCGTGAAGTACACGGAGTCGGCCGCGGCGCCGTCGGAAACGTCGGCGTCGTCGATGATGGCATTGAGGTACATGTCGATGGCGGTGGTGGTGCCGTCGAACTGTGCCGCGGCCGCCAACGCCGATCCAGCGTTGGACCGGCCTACGCCAGCAACGAACGGATCGAGCATGGCCGACGAAGGCAGCATGTCAACGTCCGTTGAGGAGAGCGTTGCGTCTGCCGTGGCGGTGGAGCCGAGCGAGTAATCGCCCGAGCCACCACCAGCGATGTCGCCGGTGGCACCAGCCTCGGTGTTGAACGTGATGCCGGTGAACTTGGCGGTGACGCCGAGAATGGCGATGCGGCCTTCGGGGAAGTCGTAAATCTTCGCCGAGCCGAACGACGCGCCGCTCGTGTTGCCGGTCACCACGGGAACATTGGTCAAGGTGAGCTTGGTCTGGCGGAGAACGCCAACGCCAAACTCTTCGGCCTTGACGCCGATGCTCGTGACGGCCGCGCCAACGGTGTCGAGATCGGAGGGACGCTCCCGCCGAATGCTGGGGGTCTGAATGGTTGCGCTCATGGATGAGCCTTTCTTTGAAACGCCCTTTGCGGGGGCGGGTGTTGTTACGTGCCGGTGTTGGAGACTTCGATGCTGCCTGCGCAGTATGGGTTCATCACGCCGCAACCGCAGTACATGTAGCTCATCACGAGCCACGACAGGCGTTCCTGAATGTACTTCACGACGTGACGGATGCCTTCAAACTCGATTACGCCGACAGCCGCGGAGCCTTCCATGTCGCCAGTGAGCGACAGGAGAACCGGGGTGCCGACGCTGGTGCCGGGAAGGAAGTTGGCGTTGTACTTGCTGAGTTCAGCGGTGAAGTTCTCGTTGGGCATCGGGCCGCCGTTCGCGGTGGCATTGGGCCAGCCGAGAATCTTGAAGCCCTCAACCAACGTGATCTTGCGAGACTGCTGGCGGTTGGTCTCGGGATCAACGTAGTCTTCGCTGAACATCTGCGCCGTGTTGTCATAGAGCAGGACGTTGCGAATCCAAGGCGTTGCCCAGGCGTAGCGGTTCTCGACCGGGATGTTGTCGATGTCCATGGCAAGGCCAAGGGTGCGAAGGTCCGCACGGAAGTTGGCCGCACCAGTAGCCGACGCTGCGTAGGCCGCTGCGACCGCGGTATCGGAAGTGGCCGACGAACCGGCGCGGATGACACGGTTACCACCGGAGTGAACCGACAGCCCGTTCTTGGTGACAGCCGTGGTTGCCCGTGCAGCCAAAGCGGCGGTGATGGCCAGGCGGCGGTCGTACCGGCGCTCGAGCTTGCTTTTGTGTGCCTTTGCCAGTCGCGGCAAGATCTGGAAGTGCGACAGGTGCATCTGATCCTGAGGGATCAGCTTCGCGGCGACAAGGTACTTGTCCGCCGTGATCGTGCCTTCATCGACCGCGTACTGCTGGCCGACAACTTCGTCACCGGGCTCGAAGTCTTCGGGCTCGGGAACGTCGGCTTCCATGAGGAACTGGAAGCTCTTGCCGCTGCCGGGCATGGCCCGCTCGATGCCGGGAAGGCCCTTGTCCCACAGGAAGGTGCTGGAACGGGGTGCGGCTGAAAAGTGACCGAGGTAGGTCTTGAGGGCGAGGGCTTCATCATCTGAGCCCGTGCCAAGAAACTTGATTGCATTGCCTGCTGCCATGGCGATTGCTCCTTGAAAATGTGCCGCTTTCGGGGCCTTCTTCAAGGTGTCTTGTGGTTATCCCTTACGGGGCCACAAGGCTCGCTCTGGCTCTTACGCTGGCGATGAACAAGCCCAACGTCACACTGACGCGGGCGGAACTGACTTCTTCTGCTTGGACTCGTAAGCCGCGATCCTGGCTTCGAGGTCGGCGATGCGAGCGTCCTTGCTCGCAACTGCGTCGCCGACAATGCGTGCGGTCTCGGCCTGTGCGGGCGTGAGCGGCTTGGCCGTGGTGGGAATCAGGTCGATGGCCCGTGCCAGCGAATCGGATTCCGATGTGCCCGCAACGCTGAGGTACGTCTGACCGGTTGCACGATCAACAACGTGGCAAGTGGTTCCGCCTTCGGAAACCTGCTTGACGTTGTGACCATCGACCGAGAAGGTCGGTCCGTGCGCCGTGAAACGAATGTCGGCGGAGAACTTCTTGAGAACTGCGATGTGTTGGGGAGGGAACTCGGGCATGGTGTGTCTGTGTCCTTAGCTGAGCGTTTCGAGAACGTCGTTGGGGGTCGCCATGATGCGGGCCGTAGCAGCCGCGTCACCCATGGCGGACTTGCGCGAAAGCTCTCGGAACTCCGCGGCGCTCTTGATCGGGCCGGTTGAGCGGATGCCATCGCCGGCTACAGGTGAGCCACCATTGCCGCCCTTCTGAACGTGGGCGGCGTAGCGACGGTTCAACTCGGAATAAGCACCCAAGGCGAGGGCTGGGTCTTCGATGCGGCGGTTGAAGTCCTTGATCTCCGCGGGCGTCAAGTACTCCTTGGCAACATCTTCGTTGCGAAGGGTCTCAAGCTGCTGTTCGCCGCCGACCATATCGACGATCTTGCCGCGAAGCTCGGTGACCACACGCTGACGCAATGCACCCTTGGCCGCAAGCCCCTCGGCGACATCGTTGATGTCACGCTTGGACATGCCTGGGCGCACCTTCTTGATGGCCGCGTACTGCTCGTCGGTCAGTTTGCCGTGTTCGGCGAACTGCTTCTCAAGCTCATCCATCTTGAGCCCGGCTTTGGATACTGTGGCCGGAAGGTCCACGTCCTCATCCTCGGGTGGAACCTCATTGGGCTTGATGCCAAGGCCAGCGTCTTTGGGGGGCGTTTCGGTCTTGTTCTTGGGTGGTTCGGTAGCGACGCCCACAAGCCGCTCGGTCTTCTTGTACGCGGCCTCGAGCGCGGCGTGGTCCTTGAACAAACCCTTGTCGCCCACAAGGACGGCGTTGTCGGGGATCGTGTCCAGACCGTGCTTTTCAGCGATGGTCTTGCGGACCTCGCGATAGCCGGTTTCAAGGGCCTCGGGCGTCTTGAACTTGCCCGCGAATGTGACTTCGCCCTTGGGCGAGGCGTTCGTTTCGGTCGGTGGGGTGGTGTTTGGTTCTGCCATTATGCTGGGGCCTGTTGTGCGGCTGCTTGGTTCTCGACGATGTTTCCAGTGACATCAATGGCCTTCTGCTGGGCGGCCATCATCATCATCTCCTGGCGTTCCTTGGCGATCTGTTCTTCGCTCTTGACGAGGCCGGGCACGTCGATGTTCTTCATGCGGGCAAGCTCGCCGGCCAGAATGCCCGTGTTGATCCGTGCCATGGCTTCCGGGCCAAGTGCTGCGACGGCCTGCGTGTATTCCAGCAGGTCGGCGGCCTTGTTGGCTCGTGCCAGCGCGGCAACGCCCGTGAACGCCTCGATGCGAACGGCCTTCTCGGGCAGCGGCTTCATCAGCTTGTCACGCTGCATCTGCCAGAGCACGCGGCGAAGCTGCGGAATCTGCTGGCTCTCGGCGACTGGCACATAGAACCCGCCCGTGATGCCCTCAAGCTCTTGGGCGATGCGGAGCACCTGAAAGCGCGTGACGCGATCCTGATTGGGGATGGTTTGCGATTCGAGCAGGAAGCTGCGGGCAAGCGCCGTGTACTTCTGGTCGATGCCCGTGGTGAGCATCTGAAACTCACGGATGTTCGGGTATCCAAGGAACCCAACGTCCTGCGGCACACCACCAACCACCTTGCAGCGGATCACGCGGCCAGACGGCTTGGCGAGGTCGGTGTCTCGCACCTGGCTGGCAAAGTCAATGCACGGGTTGACGCGCGACGCCGCGGCGAGCATGTCCAGCCTGCGGATTTCCAGTTCGTTGAGCGTGCGAAGCGACGGGCTCAGCTTCTCGACGTACCCACGGCCGTAGTTCTCGCCAACCACAAGGCGGAACGGGGTGCAGAAGTACGAAGGAACCGGCTCGTCAAACTCGTTGATCGTGTGCCCGTTCATCTCCTGAGTGACGGTCCACTTCTTGGAGTTGGGCGACCACTCGACCTTCGTGTAAAGCTCTTGGCAGCGGTCCTTGAACCCCTTGTCCTTGAGTTCATCTCGCTTGAGACCGCTCTTGGCGAAGTGGGTGTCTTTCAGCGTGAGCGGGTCTTTGTTCTCGCGGATGACGTGATACACCACGTCGCCGCAATGGTCGCGGCGGGTCACGTACTGATCGCGGCGGAACATGCGGAATCGGTAGTTGTCGTCGATGTGCTCGAGCGCCTCGCCGGTGACGAGGATCGAGTTGATGACGTTGCGCTTGTGAGACCGGAACGCCATGCCCGAATAGCGGCCCTCTTCCGAGAGGCCAGCGGATTCGATGGTGGCCGTGATCTGGAGCTTCAGCAGGAACAACCGCTGGCGAACAGCCTGCTTGCGTTCGTCGGGAATCGACGGGTCGTACAGGCTCTCGGAGGCAAGGTCCAGTTCAAACCATGGGAAGTCAACCGGGAACAACGCCGCGGCGAACTTGCCCTCCATGTTGGCCAGGCCAAGGGCTCCGATGTCCTGAAAGGTCTCTGGCAACTTCTGGTCGGCCACCTGAGCGATTGGCGGCAGCGTGGCGGGGTCGGTGAGCGAGGAGCACAGACGCGCGGTGTCAAGGCCTCCGGTTCGTTCAGCGTCCTCTGTCATCCAGAGCGACGCGATCGGGCCGGATCCTTCGTTCATGTGTTGCTCGGCGGGGCGATGGAAAGCCCGGTCTGTGCGCCTTGATACTGGCTCGCGGGCGCGATGATGAGCGAACTCACCCCGCGGCGGCGGCGTTCATTCTCGCGGCGAATGCGGTCAAGGGCAGCCGCTTCGGTTTCGATGGTGTTGTCCGAACGCGGCGGAGGGATGGGGCTGGCGGAACTATTCACGCGGCTTTCTCCCTTCGAGGTGTTCTTTGAGAAACGTCACTGCACTGTGGGCGCCGGCTCGCCACTGAAGATCCCAACGCAATCGCTCATCACTCAACCACGTCGAGTTGTCCAAGGTGACCGCTGGCATGGCTGCGTCCATACCCAGAATCACCGTTTCGAGCACTTCCCTCGGGACGCTGTTCAGGATCGTGTGCGGGTCTACTGGTGCGTTCATATGGGGTTGGGTCCATGTCCATCAGGTCATGCCCGCGTGAGCGGAGGTATTCAAAGAGACCGTGTACCGTGACGACGGATCGCGGCACAGGCTCGCCCGTCTGCCTGAGAATGTCGGCGGTCACAGTGACGCAGTTGTGAAACGGCGAGATCAGCCGTCGCCACCAACCGACGTACTTGCGGGGCGGGTAGCGGCTCCAGTCAATCGGGTTGGGCACGTTCACTTCGATCGACCAAGAGGCGATTCCAGACTTCCAGAACGCCTCGGGGTCGTAGTGCACATCTTCGATGATGGCACGCTCCAACACGGCGCGGTGATCTCCAATGAGGACGTGCGCAAGCGGCGAACCCGACCGGAAACGGGCCACAAAGGAGACCAAATCACTGAAGGTCCTGCCCGGATACCGGCGCAGAACTCTCCACTTGGCTTTGACACCGCGCGGGTATTGCTTCGCACATACGAAAAAAACCCAAACAGTTTGGTCCACTCTGGCTCCTTCGCAGCGCAAGATTTGTGTTTGGTTGCGTTTAGTTGAAGAATCCTGCCGCTTCGAGCACGTTCGTGATGTCGAATGTTCCCTTCTCTGGCGTCGGCGGAAGGTCAATGTCTGGATGAAGGCGCTGCCACTGGTCCCGGAGTCGGTCGAGCAGTGAATCTCGATGCAGGATGCAGAACTCCTGCCGGTTGAACCTCCCGACCACTTCCTTGGTCGCGGAGTGCGAGAAGTACCGATCGTGCGTCGCGAGAAAGTCAACGTCGTTCTTGCGGCACCGAATCGCCGTGAATCCCATGTGCGAGGCATCAACCCCGTGCACAAAGTTGGGCGCCGAGCCGTCAACCTGACGACGCATCTTCACCGGGAGGGTTTCATCGGTCACCGCCAGTTTCAGGCTTTGGGCAATGGTCCGCACCGTGACCGACGATTCGCAGCGGTAGGGCTGCACCACCGGCAACCCGATAGGCGTGGTCCACGTGACGGGCCGGTTCCTCTCACAGATCATGCGGGCGCAGGTCTTGATCCAGTCCATGGCCTGATCTGCCGCGGGGCAAAGTTCCTTCACCGTGTCAAGGACGACGCCAGCAAGGTACTTCGAGATTGGGTATCGGTCGTCCTCCTTGACTCCGCGGTCCACCAGCACGCCGCGGATCTGCTTGCGTGCGCCTGTCGGGGTGACGTTGTAGAGCTTGGTCATCGTCGGCTGCTTGACCACCGGGCGAATCGCGTAGGGCAGAGCGAGGCCCGCGATCTCAGCGATGGTCCGAACCCGCTCTCCGTCCGCCGTCCGGTACTTCATCGTCTCGCCGTGCTTGTCCATGTCCGCCCGCACCTTGGAAGCGGTCACCTCGGCAACATGGCGGTAGAAGTTGCGGGGCGCGTCGCTTGGCCCGCTCGGCATCATGTTCACCCATGCGGCAATGTCGGCATCACGAGTCATGGCCGCGTAGTGCTGCAAGCCGTTGCAAGTGCCATCGGCGCTCACCGGAAGCCGCGAACCGTGTTCCTCCGGGTTGGCAATGGCCATGCACGCGGCAAGGAACTGCCACGGCTTCCCGTCATGTGCCCCAGGCCGAGACTCATCCGCACGCTGCCACCACTCGTCATTCAGCGGATCCAGCGCCGCCTGTAGGATCTGCTTGGCGTGGTCGCGGCCCCATTGCTCGCGGTCGTCCGGGCTCAACTTGTCCTGCCCATAGCAGTTGGCCGCATGGATGAACAGTTCCCGCATCGAAGGTTCCAGCGACCGCGAAAACCGCAAGAGGCCGATGCTCGGGTCGGCGCCTTGGTGGTTCAACGCTGGCGGGATCGGGTAACCCCTGCCGCGGAAGCAAAGCTGGTGCGGAAAGTAAATCGCATCGTGCTCGGCAAACTGGTCGGCAACGGCAAGGGTAGATTCGTAGAGCTTGCGGAACCCGCGTGCATGCACGTTGCGGCGGTAGACATTACTCGCATCCTTGTTCCATTTGTCCTTGCGGTCCTTGGTCCAGTTGTCAAAGTCGTCCGGCTTCGTGAGCGGTTCTTCGTTGCGGAGGCTCGGAAGGCCAAGTTCGCCGCCGCCCTGCTTGTACATCTCCTTCTGGACGGCCAAAACCTGAAGGTTGATCGCCATGGCCGGGGCACCGATCGCATTGACCATCTCGAACACGGTCGAAAGGTCGGCGGTATCAAGTGCTTCCTTTTGGCTCCGGGTCGGCTTGCTGATGAGCGGCGTGCGGATACGAATGTACCCACCCTCCGAGCGGTCCCGGTCCTTATTCTTCTCCTGCCAAGCAAGGGGCTCGACGACCATCGGAAGGTACACGGGCCGCATGCGCTCCCGCAGAGAGAACCCGTCTTCGATAATCTTCCACGCCGCCTCGGTCATGGCGACGAACCCAACGTCCTTGCGCCCCATCTTGGCAACGTGATGCACGAACGCGGGCTCAAACGTGTCGCCGTATGACGAGCATGAAGCCGCGTCAATCAGGCACGTCAGCAGTACATCGCCCAGCATCGACAACGCCTTGCGCTCGCTGTACGGGTCTTCCAGCGTCCTGTTCGCCCACCAGTTGACCCGGCCAACGGAGAGCTTGCGGGCCGAGAACTCAAGCTCCTTGACTGATTCCTTGTGAGTCTTGCGGCCCAACTGAAGATGAATGTGTGCCACCGCTGCGCGACCAACGGCGTAGGCAAGCCGGGCATACTCGACGCCGGCTACCGGCTTCTTGTTCATGTCGTAGAAGATGTCCTCCGTGCTCATGCACATGCCAAGTGCCTCGTGCATCACGATCACGGCCAAGTTGTCGGCATGGACCTGACGAATGAGCGGGCCCGTGATTGTCCGGTTGCGTCCAGGCACACCCTTGGCCGAGTCTGTCTGTTCGTCCTTGATGAGAACGCTGGTGGTTTCAAACCAGTGCGCCGCCAAGCGTTCAACAGGCTTGAGCGAGGCGGCGTCGCCGCGGCTAATTGTCGCCTGCGATTGCTCGCGATAGCGTCGAACGCCCTCATCTACCGCCTGTGTCTCGGTAGCAAGCTGGTCGGCAAACTTGGTGTTCTCAAGAAGTGGGGCCGTGAGTAGTGTTTTCATGCGGGACTCTGCGCTTTCGGTTCTTTCCGTAGGCTGTGGTGGGGGCCTTGATCTTCACGCGGGATGTCTTGCTGCTGGCAAGGATCTTGACAAGTTCCAGAAGATCCTCGATGCGGTAGACGAAGTTCTTGCACGTTCGCGCCGCGGGGAGCTTCCCGCTTGAACGCCAGTGTGCCATTGTCCGCTGTGGGTTGGCCGCGTGTCCGATGCGAAGAAACTCGATGGCCTCGGATTCGCTCAGCACTGCTGGCGCTGGCCGCGGCACTTCGCCAGGCTTGCATGGCATCCATACGACAGTGGTATGGATGTTCTGAATGATGTGTGATTCTCTCATCGTCCCGCCTCCCTGACCGCAGCCGCCGCGATTGGGTTGGCTTCTACAACTCTTGATGATTTGTCGCACTCGGCGGCAGCGGCAATATAAGCGTCTACCGTTTCCTGTTTGTCAGTGTCAACCGCTGCGTACTTGTCGATCATCACGGCCATGTCGCTTCCGCCCTTCGCCAGCACCTTCACCGCCGCTTCGAGTTCGGCGATGCGGTCTTGTGCTTTCACCAACGCTTCGGCCACCTTGCTCGTTTCACTGCCCATCCGTCGCCTCCTTTCCCGCGTCTGCCAAGTCTTTCATAAGGTTGTTCAGCATCATCCACGTGCCAGTTCGCGGTAGTGTTCTGC